ATCTTCTCCTTATTTAGTAGCTTAGAGCGCCGGCGACGTCTAAGACTCCCTGAGTTGCGCTGTTTAGAATAAATGCCTGAATAATTGGTTCGCTGGTCAATATCTTAGTGGTAAAGGTTGTCCTTGTAATGTCGTGTTGCACCCCTTGCACGAATAATTCTCGGGTGATTGATGTGGATCCTGGCATCGTCTTTGTGACGTTCACTAGGTCGAATATCTCGAGTTCAAGTCCTGCAATGTTTCTAGCAACCTGTCCATCGTCGACAAGATTGAGCGTCATGGAATCGATGCGAAGGGTTGCGTCCTTGCGTGATGCCAATATCAAAGATGCCTGGTCTAGTGCTTCTTGATCTGTTTGAACAAGGATTCCAGTTCTGGCTCCTGAGTGTTTGAAGTAGGTTTCGATTGATGTTTGATCGGTAACTATTTGGCTTGTTCCGTTTAATCTTTGAACCAAAACATCATTTACAATAAGCGTGTCGTCGAAGGCTAGGTCAATCTGCGCATATCCGATTTCGCTGCCATCGTCGCTGAAAAGTGTGGGCGTTGAGTCTGCATTGAGGCTGACTGTGTTTCTTGAGTAGAAGGTTGCATCTCCTTCGGCCGACATAAAGAAGCCACCAAATTCGCTATCCTCTATGGTCTGACATGCTTCTAGAACTGTTCGCTCGGTTCCTGGATCTGCCTGCATCTGGCTATTGCCAGCGTCGATTAATCTTTGAGAAATAGGCCAGTCGACAACGTCGAGAAGATTTTCAATACGTGATCCGCTAAGTTGTCCAGCACTTGTTCCTGCCACTGTGGTAATCGCTGCGTTATTAAATAGTCGGAAGCCATCCACGCATTGCAGAATTACTCTAGAAACTTCATCAGCTCCGATTGCAAATTGTGTGTCATAGCTCGTGATGAATCCTGAGAAAAGGTAGTAACGGATTCCTTCATAATCTGCATAGATTCGAATTTTACGTAATGGAATTAGTCGACCATAGTAAGGCCCATTTTCGTTGGCCGGGTTCCAGTCTCCTGTATCGTCCTTAATTTCGACAACGGCCGTTCCTGCTTCAAACTTGTTTAGAATGCGGTTTCGTCCTCTGCGAATTGATGATCGCAAAATAATGTCAGAGATGTCGACGATGTCATCGCCCTCTGCAAGCTGCCCTTTGCCTAGTTGCCCTTTGTAGGGATCGTTTAGCGTAAAGGCTACGGCGACGAAGGCCGGGCCATTGACGAAGTCAATCTCTGCGCCGAGCTGTGGAATGCCTGCCATTAGAGTGTGATCGCTGTCTTTGTGATCGCCTGGCCGTTATTTTGACCCTGAAGGATTGCGTTGCGAATCGCATTGACGAGGTCGCCTTCGGTGGTAACGCTGCCGTTGACAACAATGTTGACGGTAGATCCGCCCATCGATCCCATGCGGTTTAGTGGAATCACGGCCTCTGGCCCGGCTTCGCCGATCAGCGCTGTTGTTGGACTGTTTACAATTCCGCCATTTGCCATCGGTATCAATCGGCCGAGAAAGTCTCTTCTCATAAAATCGTCGACGTATCCGCTTAAATCCACTGCTGGTTTTGATGGGATGTCTGGGAAATTGGTTCCAGGCGTTCCTTGTCCACCACGACCGAAGCCTTTGAAACTCAGATTTGTTTCTGAAGGCGGCGCTGAAATCGTTCCCCCTGTCGCTGCCACATAATTGTTAAGAGCTTGGAGTGCTCTTCTCCATGATTCTGCTGCTTGGTTTCCTGGTGTCGGCCAAAGGTCAGAAGGCGTGACTCCTTCTGCAATTTTGCTTGCATAATTTGATACTTGTATATTTGTTAAATTCCATTTGTTTGCAAGGTTATTGACTTCTTCATCTGAAAGTTTGCCGTCGTTTAACGCTGCAAAGAAATCGAGATAAACCTCTGCCTGTCTCTTTGTGACGCCCCATTGTGCTGCGAGGGCATCGACTTCTCTTGTGGAAATCTTTCCGTCGTTGACTGCAAAGATTGCAGTCGTATATGCAACGACCGCGTCTTTACTTATGCCCCACTTCTGAGAAAGAATAATTACTTCTTCTGGTGAAATTACAGAGTCTGCAACAACACCGAGCAAGTCTGTATATCGTTCAATTGCTTTATTTGCCGCAAGTTGCGCTTCAAGGTTTGCCAGAAGGGTTTTGACTCGCTCTGATTCTTGCAGGTTTGCTTGTTTCAAAAGATTCAAGCGTGCCGCTTCGAGCTGTATCGGATCTGTTTCTGTTGTTGGCTTGATTCCAAACTTTCGCAACGCTGCAAGCGCCTTCTGTGTTTGGATAAGTTTTAGGTCTGCTGCTGTGAGCGCCTTTGTGTTTTTCCCGGCCTTGTTGAGATCAAAGTTAAGTCCACCCAGGCTCTTCATAAAGTCTTCGGTTGTTTCATTTAATCCACCGAGTGAGAATTCTAATTCTTTGCCTGTTTCGTCTAACTTGTTCATCTCGCCGTTTGCTTTGTTTATAGCAAAATAAAGACCGCCGAGTGTTGCTCCGAATGCGGCGAGGCCAGCGGCTGCTGCTGTTAATGAAATTCCGCCTGTGGCTACCGCCTGCGCTGCGGCTGCGCCGATGGCTGCGGCTCTAATTGCCTTGTAAGCCATGACAAGTTTTGCGATCGCTCCCACAAATGCTATGACTTTGCTTGCTGCAAATATTGCGCCAAGTGCTACGAAGGTTCCTTTATTTTTTTCTACAAATGAAAAGATTTTGAATAGCACAAATCCGAAGGCGACGATTGCGTTGAGGCTTTTACTTAAAGCAGCAACAAGTTTATCGCCATTTTCATTGACGAATTTTTGCACTGCTGGTATTACTTTTGTGATTAAAATTTGAGCAAACTTTTCCAAGACTGGAATGAATGCGTAGCCGAGTTGGTCGAGGACTTGGTTAAAGGCTAACTGTAAACGTATCATTCTAAACTCGAAGGTTTGAGCACGCTTATCTGCTTGTCCTGAGAATGTTTCTCCTAGTGAAATAAGAATTGCATTTAAGTCTTTTGATTTTACTGCTGCTGCATCAAGTGGCACGCCGAGTCTGGTTAATGCACCGACATTTCCGCCTATCGCTTTGGCCAGAGCTAGTGAAACTGCTTGCAAATCTTTTGAGGTTCCTGCTGAAATATTGAGGGCAAGATTTTGCAATGTTTGTGCCTGGGTCACATCTTTTGTTGCTTGCACCAGGGTTTGCAGAGATGGAATCAATTCATTGTTGTCTACGCCTACTGATAATTCCTTAGCATCCAAGTATTTAACTGTGGCGGCGATTGCTTCGTCTGTTGCTCCTGTTGTATTGCGTAGCGCAGTGGCCAGAGCGATTTGCTGCTTCTGATCTTCCATCGCGCCCTTGACGGCGTCTGTGCCAATCTTGATTGCGAATGCGGCGCTGGCAGCGGCGGCGATGCCGAAGGATTTGGCTACCTTGCCTGCAAATTTATCGAAAGATTTGCCGAGCTTGTTGATGTCTCTGGTTGCTGCCTTGCTGCCTTTATCTGAATATTGAGTGATAATCCGGGCGGTTACTGCACCTATTGCCATGTCGGGTTATCCTCTCTCTTTATTTATATTGGCTTGCAGAATCTTCTTTGCATCGTCCATTGCTGATCTGATATTGGCATAAATCCGAGGGCGATCGCGATCGATGACGGCATAAATTCCGCGACTGGCTTTGCGGAAGCGATCATTCATGTTGCCGATGAGTTGGCGTCCGGTTCCTTGCCCTGGTGTCCTGCGTCCTGCTACTTCAAAAATAACGCCCGAGGCGGTCTTGTTTAAGAGTGCGCCTGCGCTGGTGGTGTAATCGGCTCTCACGCGGCCTTCTACGCGAGTTTTAACAATGCCCTGGCGAATTGATTGCGGATCCCACGCTGGCCAGCCCTGGCCACCTCTAGTGGTCTTTCGTGGGTTCTTTGGGGCTGTTGTGCGCCATCCACTCATTGGTGGCTTAGTTGGGATCTGTTCTTTGGCATCGCCTTCGGCCCGACGCAGCTCGTCGTTGATAACTTTGTTCAATCTACGAGCTGCGTCCTTGTCGAATTTTTTCAAGGCTGCGGTGGTTTCCTTGATGCCGCTAATTACAACGACTTCATTGGCCATGTTTGTTTGCCGCCTTTGCTTTTTCTTTAAGGTAAATCACAATCGCTTCAAGAATGCCATCTGGTGCATCTAATAAAGAAATCGGATCTAGTCCTGTCTCCACAGAAACTGCTGCTATTGAATAGGTCAGGCTGTCTCTGTGGATTCGGAATTTGGGTCTGTGTCGAGTGAAACATTTTCGAGCGTATCTAAGAACTCAGGCCCGAAGGGTTTTACGACCACTCCGTTGAATTTTAATGCAAGCCACCCGAGGTAGTAGATATGTTCGAGTTTCTGCTCTTCGCCGATAAGTTTTGCTAGACCTTTACCGTATTTCTGTTCAAAGTCGACGATGAGGCGTGGCCGTAATGAGAACGTTTTTTCCACGCCATCAGTCGTCTTGACTTTGATGTTTAATCCATCCATCTTTTCCCCCTGTTTTCTTTAGGTTGTTGTCTTTGTAATTGCGCCGGAGATCGGCCAAGTTACACTTGCTGTCGCTAATTCACCGACGGATCCGTTAATCGGAGTCCATTCTGAAACTAGCGCCGAGAATGCGTATTGCGGATTTACTGCTGTTGTTGTTCCTGCTACTGGCTTTGCTACTACGCTGACTGCTGTTCCTAGAAGTGGGTAGATTGTTTGTTCTACTTCTCCTGTTGCATAGTCCTGATGAAATTCGAACGTTACGGAATTGTCTGCGAGGCCCGCCACCCGAGTTTTCGCAGAATTTCCGAAGGCCGTTGTCTCGACGATATCAAATGTCGAATTTAACGAGATGCTCGAAATATAATCCGAGAGATCTGTGCTTCCAAATACAACAGATGCGTTTGTTAATACGAGTCTTGCCATTATACGACCGCCTTAGTGATTGCTCCGGTTATTGGCCAAGTCACACTTGCTGTTGCCAATTCGCCGACGGATCCGTTTATCGGAGTCCACTCTGAAATAATAGCAGAACAGGTATAGCTTGGATTGAATGCACCAGTGGCTGAGCCATTTGGCTTAACGATTACTGCTGCTGGTGTTCCAAGAAGTGGGTAGATTGTCTGTTCCACTTCGCTTGTTGCATAATCCTGGTGGAATTCCAGGGTGATTGAATTGTCTTCTAATCCAGCAACACGAGTCTTTGCTGCTGTTGATGAGAATGCGGTGGTTTCAATAACGTCGAATGTTTCAGAGAGTGTTACTGATGCGACCAAATCGCTCAGGTCTACTCCGCCGACGGAGATAAATGCGTTAGTTAGAACTATGCGAGCCATTATTTTGTCGCTCCTTCTTCTGTTTCGGTTTTGATGGATGGGATTTGTGGTGCTGTGTTACTTGCTTTGATGTGGTTTCCAGCGATCAGAGTTTCTGCACTGAGTCCTGCATCTTGCAATTCTTTTGCTGTGATTGTGTCGCCTTTGATTTTGCCGCAGACTTCTCGGCTTGAGATTACTGTGTATGTCATGTCGGTTCCTTATCCGTAGATTGTTAGGCGGTATCGGTAAGAGAGAAAAGTATTAGATTGCGAATCGTATGTTCCAGACTCTGCGCCGATTACTCGTAATGTCTGGCATGTTCCGCCGAGTGTTCTATCTGCTTCGATTGCTGCTTTGATAGATGTTGCTCCTGTGCCTGCAAGATATCCATCGAGCTTGTCTTGTCCTGCTCGTTCTGAGAAGCGCTGAACGATTACATAAATATCCACATTCGCCAGGTCTAATCCCCGGGCGTTATCGATATCGAATGTAAAATCGAGCTGCCCCACGATTGCGCATGGCGGTGTCACTGGTTCTGGAATTACATCGTATGCGCGAAGTCCTGAAATTGTTTGCAGTCTTGTCTTGAGTGCATCTCGCACTTGGCTTGGTTGCATCGGCATTATTTAGCCAGCCCATTGTTCTTGCGGAATGGTCGAATCAAAGCTTCAACGTCTGCATCGAATTTGGCGGTAAGTCGGACTGTGCCTAAGTCTGGGCTTCCTGCGATTCCAAATGGTGACTGGCGGCGTGTGAAGAGACGAGCTGCTTGGATCAAGGTTGCCATGTTGATTTCGGATGGCACTGCTGTCCATCCCCAGACGCCGGTGATTCGGCATGCCTGTGGCAAATAATAAGGCCAAACGTATCGGCCGATTGCAAGGATGCGATTGACTGGCCATCCGCGCTGTGGATTATTTACTGGCTCGAGCATGTAGTCACTTGTTGACCAGACGGTGTCGTATGTCTGATTGAAGTTATCGTCTGTCGCGACTTCGGTAATTGAAACGCTATCGTCCATGTTCATCGTCCAGGGATCTAGTGGGGTGTAAAACCTAGCCACTGGTGATTGCGTG